GTGGTGTCCGCGATCATCTTGACCAGTTCCTCCTGTACGATGCGTCCGATGTCTGCGGCGGCCTCTTTGACCTGGGTGGCGTGGACGGTCATGCCGGGCAGCAGCTGCCCGATGGTGATGGTGACGTTCCTCGGGCCGCCGCCGCCCGACACGCCCCCCGCCCTGCCGCCGGACGCGCCCTTGCCGCCGTCGCCCATGCCGGAGAGGTCCAGCCCGGCCATGGGGTCCCGCTTGGCCGGGGTCAGGCTCTTGGCATCGGGACCCGCGGCCTTGCCCTTGGCCTTTCCGTGTTTTTTCTCCAGGAGATCCCTTGTCTGCTGTTTGTGTATCTCGTCCACCGAGGGCAGCTTGAAGTTCCTCACGGCATCGATCGTGCCGGAGATGTCCAGCGTGGCTATTTTGTACAGGATGTCCGCTATTTTCTTCAGGGCCTCCCACAGCCAGACCATCCCCGGCCGCATCCTCATGTACTCCGCCTCGAACCGGTTGCCGAAGTCCATCGCCCTGCCCACCCAGAGGACGGCGCCTGCGATCAGCTTCAGCGCGTTCCAGACAAGCAGGAAGGGGGACTTGACGATGGCCCACATGAAGCCGAAATAGGCGCCCCAGGCGGACAGGTAGTCGCCGAACATCATGCTTTTCTCGTTCAGCCGCTCGAACCACTCGATGACGCCCCGCGCCCAGGCGCCGGTGCTTTCCACGAGGGGCAAAAACAGCTCGCCGAATTTCTCCCACAGGACCTTCATCTTGTTCCCCACGATGGCCCAATTGTCGCCCGATTGCGCGGCGTCCCCGTAGGCCCGGTCGGCCGCCCCGGCGCTGTTCATCGTCGTGTCGATGGCCTCCCTCAATTTGTCCGCGTCCTGCGCCATGATGTTGAAGGCCGTGGCGGCCTGCTGGTCCAGCCCCAGCGAGCCGAGCCGGGCTATTTTCTCCTTGTCCGTCAGGCCGTCCAGCTTGCCGGCCAGCTGGTCGATGATATCGGTCAGCGGGAGCATCTTTCCCTTCTGGTCGAAGATGGCCACGCCGAGGCGGTTGAAGTCGGCTATGCGGTCCTTGGACGAAAGGGTCTTGACGGCGTTCTCCATCAGTGTGGTGGCCTGCTCGGCGCGGATGCCCTGGGAGGTCATGAAGGCCCACGCGCCGGCGGTCTCGTCCAGGGCCAGGCCGGCGGCGCGGGCGTTGGGGATGATCTTGGGCAGGTAGCGGGCGATGTCGGCGAACTCGGCCGCGCCCTTGTCCACGGTGGCGAAGAGGACGCCGAAGACGCGCTCGATGCCCTCGCCCGACGAGTTCATCACCCCGACCCCGGCGGCGGCCGCCGTGGCCGCGTCCGTGAAGCCCGCCTTGGCCGCCCGCAGGGACGGTTCGAGGGCGCGAAGCGACTCCTCCACGGAGAGGTCGGCGGACAATAGGTTGTTGAAGGTGGCCGGGACGTCCATCAGGTCCCCGGTGTTGCGGCCTCCTATTTTGAGCAGTTCATCGGACAGCCCCTTTAGCTCGGCCTTGCCCAGCTTGGCGGTGACGTTGGCCTCGGCCATCCTGGCCTCCCACTGCTGGGCATATTTGGTGGCCTTGGCGATGGCCGCCCCGGCGGCAACGGCGGCCGTCCCGGCGAGGGCGTAGGGATTGGCCAGGGCCGCGCCGAGGCCGCCCAGGCCGGGGACCTGGGAGGCAATGCCGGACATGGCCTGCGCGTGCCGCCCGGCAAAATTGTCCAGCTTGCCCCGCAGGCCGTCGAAGGTGCGCCCCGCGCTGGCCCGCACGCCCCTCACCCGGGCCTCGAAGCGGTCGTTGGCCGCCATGATCCGCTTCATCGAGTCCGTCCAGAGGTCCTTTATCCGGAAGGTCGTCACCTGTTCCTGGTTCGCCATTTTTTTTGTCCCCCTGCCCCCAAAGGGGCTTTTTGTTTTGTTGAATATTATTTTTGAACTTTGCGCTATGGACGGCAGAGAACTTTTTGAGAAATACACCTCGCTACGGGACTATACGGAAAGCGGGGCGGACAGGTACGCCCAGCTTCTCCAGACCGTTTTTGGCCATATCGAGGAGGAACTGTACCCCATTCTCGAAAGGGCCGAGGCCGAGGGCAAAAGGATCGGCATAAGCCACCCTTTCGATGGCACGGGCGTTTGCTGGGACGAGATCAGTCCCGACCACGTTGTCCTTGTCTGAGCGGGTGCAGCCTATCGGCGAGCTCCACCATTTCCGCGTACAGCTCCGGCATTGCTTCCCTGAACACCTCGTTTCCGACAAACCTGTTCTCGAACAGGTGCGCGATGAACTCGGCCTCCTTAAAGCCCTCGTTTTCCCAATAGTCCCTGCCGTGCCCCTGTCCGTACCTCGGATCGAGGGACATGAGCGTGTCCTGCGCGGCCACGCACTGGTACCGCCTGTCATAATGCCCCGACCTGCGGGCATCATGGTACAGTTCCCAGAGTTTTTTATCGACCTCCGCGAACCTTTTCCCGTTTTCGGCATTCAGCTTTTTTCTGTATTTTTCCATCAGCCCCTTGACCAGCGGGCTTTTTTGAAAGCCGTTGGCCCAGTCGGCGGCATGCCCGTACTCGTGGTACACGACGGATTCCGCCTTCCATTTGGACCTCCTTCTGAGATCGTCGATGGGGATGTGAACGGACCAGTTGCTGACGTCGAAATACGCCCCGGGGCTTTTTTCGCCCGGCCCCACCTCCGTTGTCCTGAACGGCACGGGCCTGTTGAGGTAGCTGAAGATCTCCTCGTTTACCGTTATCCCCAATTTGTCGGCGTAGTCCGCCCTAACGTTCTCCGGGACGAACCTCAGCTTCGCGCCCAGTCTGTCCAGTTCCCGTTCGATTTCGCCCGCGTCCCCTTCGCCCACCTTAAAGTACGGATGCCCCTCGGGGTACAGCACGCCCGTTGCGGCGAGGTTCGTTTTGAACATCGGCTTGAGGACGGGCAGGGGCTTCCCCTCGATTTCCGTAGTCCGGCCGTCCTCGGCCTGCACGCTGCAGCGGCACCCCCAGTCGTTCGGCGGGTAGTAGGTGTTCCAGAACGGGTCGTCCATCGGCCGGACGATGTTGTCCAGCGCACGGTGGCTGTCGCGCACGCGGCCGTCCCCGACCGTCCGGTAGCGAAGGTTGGGGGCTACGTCCCTGTCCTGCTGGAACTCCGCCCAGCGGGCGGCCATCTGGCTGGTGCCGACGGCGTGGTTGCGCTCCACCCGCAGGCGGTCGCGGTTGTAGATCTTGCCGATCTTTGCCGCCTCTTTGAAAAAATCGTTTTCGCTGCGCAGTTTGCCGTTTTCGTCCAGCAGGGCGGCCGACAGGTCCTTTACCATTTGGTGGTCGGAATATCCGGAAAAGGCCCAGATGTTGGCGCGTAGATGTTTCAGCATCTGCAGGTCGGGGCTGTCGTAGTCCACTGCGGCAAAATCCTTCCCGTAGCCTTCCAGCATGGCATCCGCCAGTATCCCGGCTCGGGCCAGGGTGGTGCCTTCGCCAAGGGCTTTCTTTTTTCCCTTGTACAGTTCCCCGACAAGTTCCTCAAAGGCGGCGTCCAGTTCCGCCCAGTCCCCGTCGCCCACGTTGACGACCGAGCAATGTGCCTGGTGGTCGTAAGCGGACCGGTAGAGCATGTCCACGGCGTTGTTGTGGGCCGTCCGGTTCGCCCCGCCCGGACGGCCCGTTATTTTTTTGGCGCATCGCTCCCCCTTTGGGGGCCAGGGGGATCAAAGGGCGTTTGAAAGGGGTTTAAGACCTCTTTTTTGCCCAGTATTTTCACGTTAAAGACCTCCTCTACCTGCGCCGGGTCGAGCTCGAAGCCCATTTCGCCGACCCCCCTGAAGATGGCCAGCTTTTCCTCCAGGTCCTCGGGGCTGTCCCACTGGAAGACGTCCATTTCCGGGTTGATGGGGTAGCCCAGTTTGGCCAGTACGGGCATCAGTTTGTCGTTGACCTCGAAGTAGAGGAAGCGCAGGTCGGAGCGGGTGGTCTGCTCCTGCGTGCTTTCGACCACGACCTCGGCCTTTGCCCGCGAGCCCGAGTTGTTGGACGTCTCGGCCTGCGAGTTGATGAGCAGGGCCAGTTCCTCGTTGGCGGCGCGGCGCTTTCGGTCGAAGACCTCGAAGGCGTCCGATCGGCCGTTCTCCCGGATCTCCAGTTCGGTGTCCCGGGGGAAGACGGCGTGTGCGGCCGATCCGAGGTCGCGCAGCCAGTCGCCGATGGCCTCGCGGGCGCGCGGGTCCTGCGAGGCCGTCTTGGCGATGCGGATCGGCACGCCGAACATCTCCTCGAACTGGTCCCAGCTGGCCCATGAGTGCTTGCGCAGGATGTACAGGGGCGCGGCGGCGTCCAGCAGGCCCAGCTGGCCCGGTTTTCCCGTTGGGAAGCAGTAGTCCGAAAAGGGCGGCTCGGTGTACGGTACAATGGTTTCTTTCGAGAGGTCGGGCAGGAAGCCGCCCAGTTCCGGGACGACGTGCCGGCGGTCGACGATGTCGACCTCTTTTATCCGCCCGTCCAGGACGGCCTTGACATAGATCAGGGAGTGGCCGTAAAAGAGGTGCTGGAGCTTGTACCTCATCCAGTCGTAGAACCATGCCTTGTTGAAGAGGTCGGTCTTGTCGCGGTTCTCCTTTTGGCTGCCGTACTCGGTGACCTTGAAGCCCTTGTTGAGGACGCGGTCGATGCGCTTGTTGGCCTCGGCGATGACGACGGCGTCGGTCTGGAGCATCTCGTCAAAGAGCTCGGTGATCTGTTTGCGGCGCGGTCTGTCGGCATTGAGCGCGGCGGCCCTTGCGGCCTGCCAGTTCGCTATCTCCTTTTTGTAGAGGCTTGTCTGCGCCCTGATGACGGACACCATGAAGCCCGCCGGGTCCTCCGCAACGGACGGCGTTTTCGCGGTTTTGTTCTGCGGGGCGTTCCGGGGCGTTTTGAGGAACTTCAGCCCTTTTGCGAGCATGTGGTTGAAAAGATCCATATCGTGCTTTGTGCGGGAGTTTAAACGGCATTTGAACGGCGTTCGGGCCGGGGTCGAAAACCGTGCTACCACGGACTGCTGTACTTCGGGTTGGACGAGCCGGAAAAGTAATAGCCGCCATCGTCCCCCGGCCTTTCCGGCAGGCCGGGATTGAGCTTTCCCTCCGAAACCATTTTGAGCCACTCGATGGCGGCCTCGTAGCGCACGGCCCGGAGTTCCGGCACGTTGCGCGGGGAGATGTTGGAGTGCAGGTGGTAGAGGACGAGGTCGACCAGGTACATCAGCACGAGGTGGTTCCGGTCGTCCCCCTGTTGCCCAAAGATCTCCGGCACGTCGTACCGGGCGTTCAGGTAGCTTTCCATTTCGGCCCGGGCCATCAGTTCCGCCATGGGCAGCGCGCCGGCGTTCCCGATACGGTCCAGGACCTCGGCCCGGGCCTGCACGCCGTAGTCGTCATTTGTCAGGAACGGCATGTTGCTTGTCTTTTATTTTCCCGTTCAATTGCTTGTACTTCATCAGTTCCCCTGTCAGTGCCTCGACCTTTGCCTCCTGGGCCCGGATGACGGCCTCGGCCTCCCGGAGACGGTCTATGGCCTCCTTGAGGCGCGCGCCGAGGTCGTCGACCATCTCGCGGTAGTAGCGCAGCACCTTTTCGGCGTTCTCGATCTCGCCCGCCCGCTCCTCGGCGGCCTGCTTCCTCCTGCGGAAGAACCAGCCGCCGAAGCCCGCGATGAGCGCGGCGGCCATTTCCCCAAGGTATTGCTTGAAAAAACCCTCCATTTCTACCATCTCCTTTTGTTCGTGTAACGCTCTATGGCGGGCGCGAAGTTCCTGTCCGGGACGTGCATGTCCAGGTAGTGCCATGCGCCCTCGTCGGCGTCCGGGCTGTCGTCCGGGCCGCCGTAGCCCGGCTCTATGCCCATCAGCTGGTTGTTGCCCTCCTGCATGTCCGGGTCATGTTGCTCAGCGATGTTGAAAAACACCTCGCCGTTGGTGTACATGGGCTCCATGCGGACCATGCGCGTGTACTTGTTCTCCTTGGCCCGGCCGTCCGTGATCACGACAAGCTGTTTGCGCCGCTCCCTTTTCCGGAGCAGGTTGTGGGCGCTGAGCGCGTCCTGGATGGGCCGGTTGAAGAACTGTTTTTCAACGTACCATACCACCGCCACGCCCGGCGGCAACGTGTCCTCGTAGGCGCTCATCCAGCGGAAGACGGCCGCCAGTTCGGTGCGCCGCACGTGGGACTTGAGGCAGTGCCTCTCCCAGCCGCCGGAGGGATTTGCCCATCCGCCCCAGACCCTGACGGCCTTGAAGTCGGAGGTCGGCCGGTTCTCGAAGGACGGGTCGAAGTAGCCGATGATCACCTTATATTCGCGGAGCGGCCGCATCTTTTTGAACCGGATGTACTCGTTTTTAAAGATGCGCCCCCGAACGCTGTGCTCGTGGTAGAACTCGGCGGCGGTGATGGCGGGACCGAGCTTTTTGAACCGCCGTTCCAGCTGCTCGACCGTGTACCGCTCTTTCCAGGCGGGCGTGCCGCCCTCGGAGATGTAGGCCTTTTTGTGCTTCCCCTTTTCGGTGGCGTACACGACGTTGTGGTACAGCCCTTCCCGTTTGGGGGCGCCGGGCGCGACATCGCCCACGATGTGCGCCAAGATGCCGCGCGGGTGGACCCGGTTGTTCTCCACCACGAGCCTTGAGCCCTTGATGGCCAGGGCGTTCATCAGCGCGCCCATTATGACGTTCACCACTTGCAGCACCCGCCGCTCGTTGTTGACGATCTCGTAGTCGTCCAGGTCGGAGCAGACGGCGTAGTTGGGGCGTTTTTCGCCCTTTCTCGCCCCCTGCGGGGCCTGCCCCCGGCCGAGGGCCAAAAAGCGGACGCCGTCCCGGGTGGCAAAGTCGCCCGCCGCCCAGTCGCCGTGGTTGTGGGCCTCGCCCCAGTCGGCCATAAAAAGCTCGTTGTACTGCAAATGCGCCTGTACGTCCCCGAGCGCGTTGCAGGCCATCTCGTAGGTCCGCGACATCAGGATCATCCCGTCCATCTGGCCGTGCGCCAGCAGCCACATGGGGACGATCAGGCACATGTGCACCGTCTTGGCGTGCTCCCTTGGCCATTCGATGGCCGCGAAGATGTTCGGGTCCTTCAGGATCGCGCACGCCGCCTCTACGTGGAAGTACCCGCAGTCCGCGTCCGCATAGACGGGGAAGTACGTTTTTACAAAAAAATCATAGTCCTTCAACGCCCGCTCCTTCCGCGCGGCCTTTTCCCCTGGGGCTTCCTCCAGTTTTACGGACGTGCTGCGCTGCACCTGGGCGCAGTACTCACGCCACTTCCTCAATTGATGATTGACAGTTGACATTTCTTTAATTGACAATGGACAATTGACAATGCATTTCCGATTGACAATGGGCGGTTGACCGTGGGCAACGGCCGACATGCAGGCATTGTCAACTGTCAATTGTCCATTATTTCGAAACTTGTTCCTCCACGAACTCCCTCATGTACCTGTTGAGGGTCTTTGCGGCCTCCAGGTCCTTGGGGAAGAGCCAGTCGGTGAACGCCCTGAAAACGTTGAACATCTGGCTGACGGTGTACTTCTTGTCGCTGATGGTCTCCACGACCCGGGCCAGCTTGGCCAGCGCGTCCGCCTTGATGTCGCCGTCCGCCATGGCCAGCTCGTGCATTTTTCTATAGACGTTCGAGATGATGGACTGCGCCGTGATGGCGGTCGCGCCCTTCAGTTCCTCCCACATGCCCTCCCGCTTCCAGCGCGTGAACGTCCGCTCGGCGATGCCCGCCACGGCGCAGATCTCCGCACGGGTCTTGTCCGTGTTGAAGTACAGGTCGTGGGCGACCGCCTTTTTGTCCACGCTGGACAGCTTTTCCTTTGCCATTTTTCTTTAATTGACAATTGACAGTGGACAATTGACAATGTCTTTTCGGTGACAGATAACGGCCGGCAACGGTCGCCATGCAGGCATTGTCAATTGTCCACTGTCAATTGTCCATTGACGAACGGCAAAGGTGGCCCAAAACCCGTGGCCAAAAAACCGCCCTCCGCAATGATGGCGCTGTCCGGCGCAATGATGGCCGGGATTTCGGCAATGATGGTTTTCGGCGTTTTGAGGGCGTGTTTTTTCGCCCCACCTTTGGCCGCATGAAGGGCAAACGGGCATCGGAATGGTACAGCGTGGCGAACGGGGCGGAGGCTCCGGAACTGCGCATCTACGGCCACATCGGCCCCTACGACGAGGTGGATTTCAACGGTTTCCGCCGGGAGGTGGAGAACCTTGCCAAGGCGCACAGGTCCGTGACCGTGCGGATCAACTCCGGGGGCGGCTCGGTGATCGAGGGGCTGGCCATATACGACTGTCTGGTGGGCTCGGGCATGGAGGTCTCCACCCACATCGAGGGAATGGCGGCCAGCATGGCCGGGGTCGTGGCCCAGGCGGGCCGGGCGCGGAGGATGAACCGCAATGCCTTTATCATGGTCCACCGGGTGAGCGGCACGGGCGAGGGGGACGCGGACGACCTGCGGGCGCAGGCCGACCTGGTGGAAAAGTGCGAGGCGCGGGTGAAGGCCATCTACGCCCAACGGACGGGACGGCCCGCCCATGTGGTGGACGGCTGGTACGCCAAGAAAACGGACTGGTGGATCACGGCCGAGGAGGCACTTGCACTGGGGCTGGTGGACGAAATCGTGGATGTCGGCGAGGCCGCCACGCCCGATGCGGCATATTACGACATGATCACAAATTCAATCCGAGATATGGACATGGACAAAATGAGGACGGCGATCCTTTCGCTGCTCGCATCGCGGGGCGTGCAAAGCCCCGCCAACGCCACCGACGGCCAAACGGTCGCCTCCGTTGCGGCGGAGTTCAGGAAACTGGACGAAAAGATCTCCGGGCTAAAAGGACAACTGGAGGAAAAGGACAGGGAGCGCGTGGCCGGTTTCATCGAGGCCGGAAAAGCGTCCGGCCAAATAAGGGACGACCCGAAGGAGGTCGCCGACTGGGAGGAACTGGCCCGCGCCAACCATGCACTGGCCGTCCGGCAGCTGGCCAAGGTCCCCCAAACGCCGAGGAACGTCACGGTGAACGTGGGGCTGGCCGGTTCCGGAACGGCGGGCGTCCCGGAAGACCGTGACAAATGGACGTTCCGGGACTGGTCGCGGAACGACCCCCGGGGGCTTCGGTCGATGCGGGCGGCCGAGCCGGAAAGGTTCATGGGCCTGGTGGACGGGATAAAGAAGGAACTAACGGAAAAAGGAGCGATAAGACAATGAGGACATTTACGCACAACACGCTGGCCATCGCCTACAACACGCTTGTGGGCTCTCTGGCGGCGCTTTTGTTCGGCCATTCGCCGGTACTGGGAGCCTTGGCCGCCAACGCGCTGGCCCTGCTGCTGGCCATTGCAAAATTTTATTTCACGGGAAAACCGCTGGCACAGGGCGGGCTGTTCGCCGGGCTTTTGAAGGAGGTGTGGATCTCCAAGCTAATGGAAAAGTTCTACCCGGACGGCTCCTGGCTGGCCGAGGGCGAGAACATGACCGAGTGGGTGGACAACAACAAGATCCACCTGGCCGACTGCGGCGTGGACCCCGAGGTGCTGGTCAACAACACGACCTACCCCGTGGAGGTGGCCGAGCGGGCGGACTCCCACCTGGAGATCACGTTGGACTACTTCGACACCAAGAACACCGTGGTGCGCAACGCCCGCAACACAGAACTGGCGTACAACAAGCTGGAGTCCGTGGTGCGCGGCCACCGCATGGCGCTGTACACCGCCAACATCAAGAAGGCCGCCCACGCCTACGGCCCGCAGGCGCACACGGCGAACACGCCCGTGCTGTCCATCGGCTCCAACAGCCTGATCGACACGGTCATTGATGCCGAGGCCGCCTTCGACGCCCTGGACCTCCCGAAGGAGAGGCGGGTCCTGATCCTCTGCGCGGCGCACAAGGCCAAACTGAAAAAGGAGGACAAGGACCTGTTCAAGGACGTTTTTGGCCAGCACGGCAGCCGCGAACTGTACGGGTTCAGGGTATTTGAGACCTCCGTGCTTCCGCTGTACGCCACCGATGGGACGAAGAAGCCCTTCGGGGCTGCCCCGGCGGCGGGGGACAAAAGGGCATCGCTGTTCTATTTGGGCTCGGAGGTGATGTACGCGGACGGCGAGCACGACATGTTCGAGCGGCTGAAAGACCCCGAGGCCCGGGGCGACGTGGTCGGCTTCCAGAAGCGCTTCGTGGCCGTGCCGATCCGAAACAGGGGCATCGGGGCGATAACCGACTAAGACCATGATTTTAATGATTTGCATGATTGACATGATTTTAGCGCGCAAAGTGGTCGTCAAGAACCACGTCAATCATTATAATCACGGCAATCATGGTCAACAAAAAGCGCACTTCGAGGTTTTAAACAGGTTTTAAGGACATGGATTTCGAAAAGATAGCGGCGGAAACGCTGGCCTTCAACCGGGGGGCGGAAGACGTCCACGTCACGGCGGACGGCGCGGCCTTTCTGGACGTGAACGCGGCGAAGAACCATGCCCTCGGGCTGGCGGACGGGAAAATACGGACGTTCGGACGGGAGACACCGGCCGGGACGGCGGGGGAAACCGTCGGCAACGGGGAAGACAAAACCAAGAAAGGGGGCAAGAAATGAACGCGGAAACGATCATATCCATCGCCGACAAATATGTCGGCGTGCTGGAAAAGCCCGGCAACGCCGGGTTCTGGAACGCGGATTTTGAGAAAAGGATGCGGAAGGCGGGCTTTTATGCCAGTGCGCCCTGGTGCGCGTTCTTTGCCAAAATGGTATGGCTGGAGGCCTACCGGAAGGACGCGGGGTACGCCCTGCTGCTGGACGACGTCCTCACGGGCGGCGCACTGGACAGCCTGGCACGGGCAAAAAGGCACGGCCTGCCCACCGGCGTGGTTCCCGTTCCGGGCGCGATAGCGGTCTGGAAGCGCGGCAAGGGCCCGGCAGGGCATGCGGGGATCGTCGTGTCCGTGGACGGCAATGCCATGGAGACCATCGAGGGCAACGCCAACGCGGACGGATCGCCCGAGGGCGACCGCGTGGCAAGGAAGCTGCGCACGGTGCGCCGGGAGTTCCGCGAAAAGGGGCTGAACGTGGCCGGGTACATCCTTCCGAGATAGACCATGATTGAAAATGATCCACGGGACTGAAAGATTTGTTTTCTGTTTGTTCGGTCTGTTGGCCGTCGGGTATCTGGCGGGTTGTAGATCCGCCAGGCCCGCGGCCAGCACACGGACAACGGTCAGGGACAGCACGGTCGTCAACTACCGGAACATAGAGGTCCCCGTGCGGGGGCGGTCGGTGGCCGCCTCGGTCAACCTGGACTCGCTGTCGCGGCGGATGAAGGCCGACAGGCCTGTTTTTGTCGACAGCACCGTCCCGTCCACGGACGGGAAAACGGCGCTGAGCTACTGGACGGACGAAGTTGGAAAACTCCGGATCAGGTGCGAGACGCAGGACCACGTCCTGAACGTGCTGGCGGCGGAGATCACCCGCATAAGGAACGAACAACGGGTGGAAACGGTCGTGCATACGGAACACAAGACCCCATGGCACAACTGGGCATTGGGAACGCTGTTGCTCCTGGCCCTGATTTTATCACTGTTTAAACGCTGATCAAATGGCACTTGCGGACGTAAAGATATCCAAGTCGAACGGCGGCCTCGGCCGCCGGAGCCCGACCGGGGACGGCGTCTCCGGCCTGCTCGCAACGGGCGTGCCGGTGGCGGGAAAGCTGGAGCCGGGCGTTTCGTACAAACTTCAAATTTGCGGGACGCGGCCGCGCTCGGCATCGATGCCGGTTACGACACGGACAACGGCGTGCTGCTGTTCCATGCGCTGGACGAGGTCTTTCGGGTCAACCCGGACATCACTTTGTGGCTGATGGTCGCGCCGCAGTCCACGTCCATGGCCGACCTGGTCGACCCGGAGAAACAGTACGCCCCGAGGCTGCTGGCCGATGCGGGATTTTCGATCGTCCAGCTGGCGGTGTCCGTGAACCCGGAGGCCGGTTACGTGCCGGTGCCGACGGGAGGCCTTGACGGGCAGGTGCTGGCGGCCGTCCCGAAGGCGCAGCTGCTGGCCGAATATTCGGAAAGCGTCCATGCGCCGGTGTCCGCCATCGGGCTGGAGGGCAGGGGCTTTAACGGCACGCCCACGGCGGCCACGGATTTAAGGACATTGGCCGGCAACAAGGTCTCGGTGGTCATCGCGCAGGACCTGTCGGGCGCGGCCGCCGTGGCCGACCCGGCCCACGCCGCCATCGGCACGTGGCTGGGATGCGTCTCCAAGGCGCCGGTCAACGCCAACATCGCATGGCCGGAGCGCTTTCCGCTCACGGACGCCGCGCGGGGCAGGTGGCTGAAGGCCGGCCTTTCCGGCGGGACGTCCATAGCGGCATATACGGGAGGGCAGCTGGACCTGCTGGACGAAAAGGGGTACATATTCGCGCGGACGATACCCCAGCTGCCGGGCGTTTACTTCAACGACTCGCACACCTGCACGGAGGCGTCCGACGACTACTGCCGGGCGGAGATGAACCGCGTCATGGACAAGGCCGTCAAGGCCGTCCGCCGGGCCATCGCCCCAAAGCTGATGTCGCCGATACTGGTGGACGAGGAGACCGGGCGTCTGGAGCCCACCACGATAGCGGTGTTCGAGACGGAGGCGCAGGGCGAACTGGACAATATGAAGCGCGCCGGGGAGATCTCCGGCGGCACGGTCGCCATCGACCCCGGCCAGAACGTGCTGGCGACCGATGTGCTGGAGGTCGGGGCGGAAATCGTCCCCACCGGGCTGGCGCACACGATAAGGTTGAACATTGGGTTCAAAAACCCGTTTAATTAATGGAGAATGGAAAATTGAGAGTTGAGAATGCCTGTATAGTGGCAACATGGTCCGCAGGCAGGCATTCTCCACTCTCAATTCTCAATTAGACCAACTCTCAACTAAAACCAAAGGTATGGCACATCAGGAATGTTTGGTGAACGGCGTTTCGTACGCCTGGGCGCACATCGGCCTCGTGCTGTTCGGTCGGCCCGTGGAGGGCGTGACGGCCGTCAGCTACAAGAAGAAGCGCGAAAAGGTGAACAACTACGGCCGGGGCAGCAAGCCCGTATCACGGGGGCGCGGCAAGGAGGAGTACGAGGCGTCCGTGACGATAGAGATGAAGGAGGCCGAGTGGATCCGCATGCGGGCGAACGGAAGCCTGCTGGACATCAGGCCCTTCGACGTGCCCGTTGTGTACTCCGGGGACGGCGTGGCGCTGACCAGGCATACACTGATCGCCTGCGAAATACTGGAAACGGGCATCGAAACGGAACAGGGCGCCACCGGCATAACCGTCACCCTGCCCCTGCTGCCCGCCGACATCAAAGGACTTTGAATTTCAAAAAAATGGCAAGCACAAAAGAAAAAACGGACGCGGCGGAAGCCGCCGCCGAACGGCATTATCTGGGGCAGGCGTCCGCCGAGCAGGTCGCGGCCTGGAAGAAGGCCCACGGCACGCTGACGCTGATCAAGGTGAAAAATACCGATGGGGCGGTCTCGGCCTGCTACCTGCGGCCCGCCGACCGCGAGACGGCCTCGCTGGCCTACACGCACATGGCCAACAAACGGCTCATCGATGCCGGGGCGGTCTTTTTGGCGAACTGCTGGCTGGGCGGGGACGAACGGGTCAGGACGGAGGACAGGATGTACATCGCGGCCTGCCAGCAGGCCTACGAGTGCCCGGACCTCGCGGAGGCGTCCTCGGAAAAGCTCTAGCCCCGGCCATTGACGAACGGGAGGGCCGGGACGTCGTGCGCAAGTGGAACGCGAGGCTGTCGCACTACTTCCACATCCCGTTCCCCGAGGAACTGCCCGACCGGGTCTACTGGGAAAAGGTCGAGCAGCTGAGGTGGTTTTTGAAAAAGGAACATGGCAACGGTCAATTTTAGGGAGATTTTCCGGGCGGCGTTCGGGGTCGTCCCCCGGTACGTTGTCCCGGACGGGGACCTTGCGGCCCTGCCGCCCGGACGTTCCGGCATCGAGGTCTTTCCGGAGGACGCGCCCGCCGGTCTTTCCCCGCTGGGCACGCCGATACTGGAAAAAATAACGGTACGGGCGGGCAGCTACCACACTTTTAAGGTAGTGGACGGGCTGCCCGTAAGGACCTCCGTGAGCTACCCGGAGTACACCTTTCCGCTCTGGCCGATGCTGGACGTGTCCCGGAACAAGACCGTGGTGAAGACGGCGGTCAACGGGCGCAACGGCACGGTAAAGGAGTACTTTTTCACCGACGACCACCGGATCGGCATCCGGGGACTGCTGGTCGGGGAGGGCAACAGCTATCCATACGGGCAAAAGCGGGAACTGTACGCGCTGTTCGGGCACAACGCCGCGCTGGAGGTCGTCTCGCGGACGCTGAACGGACTGGGCGTGCCATCGTTGTCGAGAACATCGAGTTCGGCGACATCGAGGGCCACGGCAACTTATGCACGTTTGCGATATCCGCCGTCAGCGACACGGGGGTTTTGCTCACGATAAAGGAGGCATCGGAAAAATGAGGGAAACCATAGTTGAATCCGGGCAGAACCCGGTCGATGTCGCGGTGCAGGCCTTCGGCACGCCGGACGGGCTGGGAACGCTGTGCGCCCTGAACGGTCTCGAATACGACGCGGATCTTAGCCCGGGGCAGGTGATCCTGCTGCCCGAACCGGACGCCGGGAACGGCGTCCGTGCCTATCTGGAACAGCGGGGCGTCCGGGTCAACAGCCACCTGGACGCGGACGAAACAGAGGCATTGGCCACCAACGACGGCGAAATTATCGGAACGAACGACAACGAAATCATACGGACATGACGTACAACCTACGGAAAATAGGACAGCTGCCGCAGGCCTCGGAACTCCATGAGGGGGACGAGCTTCCCATTGCCCAGGGCGGCGGCCCCGGGCAGACCAAACGGGCGAGCATCGCAATGCTGACGGCAAGGACGGTGTCCGCCGTGGCCGACCTGATCGCGGGGCTGGCCTCCGGCCCTCCCGGCCCGGCGGGCGTTCCCGGAACGGCAGGGCCCAAGGGCGAAAAGGGCGATCCGGGAACCCCCGGCCCGCAGGGCCCGGCCGGCCTGAAGGGCGACATCGGCCCCGAGGGGCCACAGGGCATTCAAGGGCCCAAGGGCGAGCGCGGGGACCCGGGCGTCCCCGGCCCGGAAGGGGAACAGGGAGAACCCGGCGAAAAGGGCGATACCGGCGATCCCGGAATCCCCGGGCCGCAGGGGGAACCGGGAGAGCCGGGCGAAAAGGGGGAGAAAGGGGACAAGGGAGACCAAGGAGAGCCCGGGCCGCAGGGGATTCCCGGCATCCAAGGGGAGCAGGGCGAACCGGGGCCGCAGGGAATCCCCGGGGCACAAGGGGAACAGGGCGAACCCGGTGTCCAAGGCCTCAAAGGGGACAAGGGCGATCCGGGAGATACCGGTGCGCAAGGGCCACAAGGCCCGAAAGGGGAACAGGGCGACCCCGGGGACGGCGTCCCGCAGGACATACTGGACGGCAAAGAGGACAGGGCCAACAGGAAGACCACGCTCGCCGGCCCCTCCCACACGACCTACCCTACGACCAAGGCCGTGGCGGAGGCGATCGGGGGGCTGTCCGGCGTGCGGCGCGTGCTGTGGATGTCGATGTACTGGATAGCCACCAAGAACGATTACGGGGATGGGCCGGCGGCGGGATGGCACCAGCTGTGGAACAGCAACTCCGGCCCATGGTCGCACACCGTCAAAGAAAGCGTACTTGCCGTGGACCCCCTGAAGCTGACGGTCTCCCTCGGGTGCCACGTGTACCACGGGAACACCCAGCCCGGAAGAAAGAAGGGGATCCGGATGAGGGCCCACTGCCCCGGCACGGACGAGTCGTTGTACATCACGCCCCTGGAACTTGAAAACTGCCAGTTCGCCAGCGGGCGGTGGATGGACTGGCAGGCGGAGTTCAGCATCTTCATGGGCAACGGGGGGATCAACGGCCTATGGGAAACGCACGGCCGCCTCACGGAGGCAAGGACGAACCCGCCCGGCAAATGGGGGCCATGGCCGGAGGCGGAGGTGGGGGAGGTGCGCCGCCACGCCACCGATTACGAAATGAAATCCCCCCTCGGCCGGCCGTTCACCCTGTCCCTTGAGGTGTACCGCACGCACAAAAACGACTACAACCTGCACGGCCAGATGCAGGTGCACATGGACACATGGGACGCGTTCGGTTAGGGCCTTCGGGACGGCGAACGGAAAAAAACAAAACATGCTCAGCCTGCACTGCCACATCGCCATCGCGGCCCCGGAGGGGAAAAAGTCCCTCGCGCTGGACTTAGTCCATTCCGTGGAGATCGAGAGCTCCTGGAGGAAGCTGACCGATACGGCCAAGATCACCCTCCCGCGAAAGGTGCGCGTGCTGGACGGGGACATCAACGATGCCGTAAGGCGCGGTTCGTCCGTGCGGATATGGCTCGGCTACGACGGAAACCTGCGCTTGGAATATGTCGGCTACGTGGCCCGTGTCGATGCCCGCGTGCCGTTCACCGTGGAGTGCGAGGACGAAATGTGGAAGCTGAAACAAAGCACGTTTTCCCGGACGTACCGGAACGCGTCGATAAGGGGGATAACCGAACTGGTATGGGAGGGTAGAACGAACGTTGTCGACTTCGAGATCGGGGAGTACCGTATCGACCGGGCCACCGGGGCGGCCGTGCTGGACGACCTGCAAAAGAACTACAACGTGCACTCGTACTTCACATACGACAACGAACCGGTGCTGAACGTATCGCTGGGCGGCTACGACTTCGCGAAAAAGGGCCGCCGCCACGCCTACAACCTGATGGCCAACGTCGTGGCGAACGACCTTGTCTACCGCCGAAAAGAGGAGAACAAGGTCCGTGTGGTGGCCACCTCGACCGGAAAGGGCGGCGTGGTCGTCCGGACGGAAACGGGCGACCCGGACGGAGAGGAGGTCAAACTGGAAAAGCGCAACATGGCCCTGCCCGAACTGGAACGCCTGGCACAAGCGGAACTGCTGCGCCTGCAATATGACGGCTACAAGGGGACGCTCACCGGGTTCGGCGAGCCGTGCGCGGAGCACAACGACATCGCGGTGGTAACGGACCCGGAATGGCCGGAACGGCAGGGCGCGTACATGGTCGACGGCGTGAAGAAGACCTTCGGAACGTCCGGCTACCGGAGGCAGCTGGCGCTGGGGGCGAAATTAAATTGACAATGGACAATTGACAGTGGACAATGCCTTTCATGCGCCGTCTGCCGTTCATTGTCAATTGTCAACTGTCCATTGTCAATTAATTAAGTCCACTGTCAATTGTCAATTAAAAAAATGAAAGAGGTGTTTGCGAGGCTGTTCCGGGAGATGCTGTCCGCTTCGGCGGCGGCGGAGGTGCTGTCGGTGGACAGGACGGCCGGGACATGCGACGTGCGGCCGCTGGACGGCGGGGCGGAGATACTGGACGTCCGGCTGAGGGCCGATGACGGAACGGACAAGGGAACGGTCGTCTATCCGGCCGTTGGGAGCGCGGTCATCGTCTCGCCGATCGGCAACAGCCGGACGGCGTTCTACGTGGCCATGTTCTCCAGGGTGGACGGGGTACGGGCAGAAATAGGGAACGCGAAAATGGCCATGGACAAAGACGGGTTTGCGCTTGAAAAAGGAGCGGACAGTCTCAAGGGGCTTTTGGACGGCCTTGTCGACCAGCTTTTGAAGGTGTACGCCCCCAAGGACGTCCCAGGGATAACGGCATTGAAAACAAAAATTGAAAACCTTTTTAAATAACGTTCAAACGGCATTCAAATGGCACTTGACAGGGACAAACTGAAGGACGACCTGAGGGACGTCTTCGTGGAAACAAAAAACTCCCAGGGCGGCGAGGTGGCCGCGCTGGACGCCTTTGCGGACGGGCTGGCGGGCGTGATCGTCAAGCACGTCAAGACCCTGAAGATCAACTATGCGGGCGGCCTTGCCGCGCCCAGCGGCGCGGTGGCCGGCACGTTCAACCACACCGTTGAATGATGGCGGAGGCAAAGGACATACTGCTCGATGACGGCTTCGACCTCCTTGTGGAGAACGGCGACCTTGCCGTCCGTCCATCGGACGGGCAGCACCTGACGCTGATCGCCCTGCTGGAGCCCGGGCAGCTGCGCCACTCGCCCCTGACCGGGCTGGGCATGTACCGCCGGTTGCAGTCGCCCATGGGCGCGGAACAGACGGACGGGCTCCGCAAGGACCTCTACGAGCAGCTGGAGCTCGACGGATATCGGCCCGGAACGGCCGAAATAACATTTGACGGGGAAATCGTGATAAAAGCAGAAAGGTAAATTTGATGGACAATGGACAATTGACAGTGGACAATGCCCGGACGGTCGGCAATGGACGCCTGAAAGAAATTGTCAATTGTCAATTGTCCACTGTCAATTGTCAATTAAACAAATGGCACGGGAAACGGACGAAATATACGGGGAACTGCTGGCGGAAAAGCAGGCGCGGCCGGAGCTTTCCGGGCTGGACAGCCCGAGCAACACGGCCGTCTGGCGGTACTGGCTCAGGCTGCTGGCGCAGCTGTTCCGGTGGAACGAGGAGAAACAGGACGCCTTCCGGGAGGAAATAGAGCGGACAATCTACGATGGCCAGTACGGCACGTTCGAGTGGTGGACGGCACGCGTCAGGGCGTTCCAGTACGGGGACATCTTGCAGTTCCTGGACAACAAGTACCGCTACGCGGCGGTGGACCCGGCCAAGCGGATCGTGCACTTCGTCTCCGTGACGGACGAGCGGGGGCTGGTCAGGGTCAAGGCGGCGAAGATGGGCAACGGCCGCCCCGAGCCGCTGGACGCGGGCGAGGCCGCCGCCCTGCTCGCCTACGCCCGCTCCATCCGCCCGCCCGGGACGAGACTGGCCGTGGAGTCCCTGCCCGCCGACAAACTGAAGACAAGGCTGCGCGTCCACTATGACGCCCAAGTGGGGCTGCAGGCCGTCCGCGAGGGCGTGGAGGCGGCGTATACGGACTACATAAACAATATTCTGTTCGATGGCGTGTACTACGTCAACGGGATGATCGACATGCTCCAGGCCGTCCCGGGGGTCGCGGGCGAGCAGGTCGAGGTGCTGGAACTCGCCGCAAGGCAGGGGACGGACCCGTACACGCCCTTTGCGTCCAGGTACCGGGCAAGATCGGGCTATTTCGAGGTCGACCCCGACTGGCCGCTTTCCGCGACCATCGAATACGTATCCGTATGAGGACGGGGTTCGACATTGACCGGCTGATCGAGATGTACAGCCCCGAACTGCTGCGCAGGCCAAGGCACCTGGCCTGGCTGCAAACCTGTGCCAGACCGCTGAAGACGGCATGGGCGGTCTTTTTGTCGTTCAGGAAGGAGAAATTGTACGAGGCGGCAATTACCGGCGAGACCAACCGCCTGGAACGCGCCCTGCGCGACCGCTACGGCCACCAGGGGATATACATCCTCCACCCAACCGACTACCTCGACACGGCGTGGATCTGGACGAAAACGGAGCCCGTGTTCCCCGAACACGACTTCTTGGCGGACGAAACGCCGCCCGTACAGGAACACGACTTCCTGGCCGACGAGTACGACCCCGAGCACGACTTTGCCGTTAGGATTCCGGTGGCACTGGCGGGCAGGACGGAGGAAATGAAAACATGGCTGCGCCGGTACGTCATGGCCGGCAAAAGGTACAAAATAGAGCTTTACTGACATGAAGGAACTGCAAAGACTGACGGGCGGCTACAAGCGCCACATCGACTACCTGCTGACCCTGCAAGGCGAGGTCGCGGGCGTGCAAAATTCCCTTTTCGCGGCACTGGGACACGATTTGGTTTTATCGGGGTGCGGGATTGTGGACCACGGCAACGGCACGGCCTCCATCGCCCCCGGCATGGTGTACGCCTCCGGGAGGATCGCCCGCTTCCGGGGGGCGGCGAACGTTCCCATGGGGAAGGCCATCGTCCTAAATCCCGCACCGGTGCAGTCCGATCTCGCCGAGTTCTTTGACGGGGCCGTCAAGAACACCTACAAGGAGGTGTTCGCCACGGTCGGCGAGGCCTCGAACCCCGCCGTGCAGATCACGGTGGAAGCGCAGGGGCTGTACGGCCTGCGCCGCTACATGGCCGACATCGTCCGGTCCTACGGCCAAAAGGGCGAGATAAAGGACGTCTACGACATGGACGGGACGTTCCTGGGGAACTTCGACGCCTCCGGCCTCGGCACCACCCCGAAATGGGCGGGATGGGCCATCGCCAACGGCAACAACGGGACGCCCAACCTGTCCGGCCGCGCCCGCATCGCAACGGGCAAGATCAGCAGCGGAGGCAGACAGTACA